CATGGGATTCACTAAATGGACAGTCATTGTGTAGGAAGAAAGTAGGCATTATTGTTCAGTCAGCCTCTACCCAAGCATGTCATCAGTGACCTCATATTCCAGATCCAGGTTAAAGTCGTCCGTAATAATAGATGCAGGGTCTCTTCCTAGAGCTCTAAATATAAGTTTTGAAATGTCGAGATCCTTATGGCCCACTTTTCCTGTCTCTACCAACCTCCTTACTCCAGTCTTGCTCATCTGGCTTATAGCAGCATCAATAAGCTTATCCATAAGTGGATGTGAGATTGCTGCAAGATTAGACATCTCCTTGAAGTGAGCAGGTCCGAACAGATGCACGTCCACAGATGAAAAATCATCAACTTCATAACTGTTCATGATATCCATGTCCTCCATCACCTCTTCTACAACTTCTTGGAAACTGGTGAAATCATCATCTTCTAACATAAGATCAATCATGGCACTCATGTCTACAGGCGCAGCCATTTCCATCGAAATTGGCACAAAGGTAAAAATAGTCCCTACTTTTGATCTTAGAGCTGCTTCCGTGCAGATTCGGATTATCTCTCTCAATCTATCTGAGTCAATCCTCCTAATAGGTCTCAGACCCTCTGCTATTTCTAGCACTGGTCTTATCATCTCAAGAGGCAGTGGCTCACATTTCACCCATGAACTACTTGGTTGAACGGTGAAATCACTCACACAAGAGTCCAGCTGGGCATTTACCAATGAGAGTATGCTGCTAGAGCTAATGTCATTCTCTGAGGTTGAGTATGACATGATATGCAGATCCCTACCTATTCCTTTTGCCCGAGTGAATAGATTGATTACTGACCCCCTAACTTTTAGAAAAATGTCATTGTCATTAATGTTTCTAAAGTCAATCAACTCATCTGGCACCACTATCAATGGACATCCATAAGCATGGCCTGAGCCAAACAACTTGAAATTGTACATCCAGTGCCTCACATCCCCTCGAACTGTCTCCTTCATGTCTTTTGTGTTCAAGACTCCCATGTCATCTGCCCAGGCTCTTATGCTATGGCTAAGGATCCATGGCTCTCTTGTTCTGCTAACAAGGATTCTGGTCATCTGAGGTGGTAGCCCAGGTTGTCCATCAACCTCTATTTGCACTGAGATGCCATCCATTGTACCTCTCCACACCCCAGGCCCATAATAGAACACTTTACCATCCTTCTTCATTGATTTCTGTGGCATCACGTATGCACCAATTGTTCCCGCCCCAATCTCCTCTAACAGTTTAATGGTTCCTTCCCCCTCACGAGCATAGTGCTGGAGCACTCCAATCATGTTTGTCCTGGATCGCCTATCAGGGGGATTAATTCCAACTTCTGGGAGAGCCAGGAGTAACTTCTCAACCATAGATATCTTTGCTCCCTCAGTATATGGACCATTCAAGACAGAGAACAAGGAGTGCTTCGACAACTCTGCTGATACTGATCGAGTGAGCCCAACTTCATCCTCAATACCGTTTAAGATGGCAGTCTTGCAGAAATTGTCTCTGATCACCATTGCCAACTTGCTTACTCCAGACCTCTTCTTAACAGGGGCCCCAGTCACTCTAACAGTCCTAGCCTTCCCCTCCATTCTAGCGAAGAAGTTTCGGACTTGTATGTGGCTGTGTAAGGGGGTTGCATCTAGAGTTTCTGATGGAGTGTCCCTCAACCATCTGATAGTGGACTTTAGCTTTGTCCATTCTTGCTCCATGGCAGTTCTACCAATCTTGCATTTCTGAGTTCCAAACCACTTATCAGACACAAGCTTCTCAGGGGAGCACCTTGAAGTCTGTAAGTGGTCAAAAACAACCACACGAGTCTGAGTGGCTTCTCGCGCACTGGATCTGTGTGTGACATCTAAGGCACCTTTATTGTAGATTAGTGTATCCAGCTGATGGAACTCTTCCACATTTGGGAATAGGAAGAGCACATCCTCAGGCTCAATGTCATCAACACCATTGAACCCATCATACGCTGCTAGCTTGGATAGCAAGCTGTATTTTGAGTCCTCCAGAAAGTTGAATTCAGGTCTGCCAGAGTCTTCAAAGATGGTCGCAGAAAGGAAATATACAGCTGCAGCCATGACTTTAGCAACTGCATTGCCTGTGCTCAGTGAGGACACTACTCCTGGACTGTGAACCTTCTCTGCAATTCTAAGAGTTATCTCCAGACCTGTTCTTGGGGCCCTGTACAAGACTTGAGGCATGTCATTGATCTGCTCTACCCAATCATCTGGTATATTTAATCTAGACCTCAACTTCTGAAACTTCTTTCTTGACCCCCACTTAAGTGACGAGCTAAGAATGAGGGCACCTCCGGGACTGACACTGCATGTCTCAGGTATAACTCCTTCCTGCATGTGATAAGCTGAAGTCCCCTTAACCTTCTTCATAAAAAATGCATAGATCTTCTGAAGATTCGTAGTTGTAATTGCCTTGAACAGATTGTATCTGAATCCGGCCAAGCCTGCTGCAATCGGGTTGTCCATTAGGAAGAACCCTAACCCTGGGTCTTTCCATTTTTTTATTGCCTTCTTGTACTCTGCAAATAGAACAGAGGTGCCCATGCCCATGAGCATATAGTGCAAAGTGCACTGACTATGCTGTATGCAGGCTGCCAGAGAAAAGGACCCACCACCCTCTGACACTGATGTCATAAGGTTTGCAGCCTCCTCCTGTCTTGCGACTAGTGTTTCTACCTCAGGGAGACTACACGAAGCTGCGATCCATCTGATAGTTGGCCTCACGTGTTGTGAGTGGAAGAAGAATTCTGAATTATACTCCATCACAAAATCTGTGCATGCAGTTGACTTTTCAGACGGGTAAATGGCCAGATACACCCCAAGTAGCTTCTTGACTCTAAAGCATATCGCTGCAGTGACCTTGCACTTGGTCAATATTTCATCGGAGCCTGAGGGGAAACTAATGAGCATGCTGCTGTCATCAGAACCCTGCATCATATCACACACAATCTGCTTGCTCATGTCAGGGTTTACCTTCATATTGAATATCTTGAAGGTTAGTGATCTGATGAATTCCTGGTGAATTGTGTGTAGCAGTGAGGAAGTGTAGTGTAGAATCCCCTGCATCATTCCTGTTGAAGTCTTGAGATAGGTGCACCCTGGACTAATCCAAGGAACATCAACATTGCCGTGATAAGCTTCAAATAGTGTTTGAACAAAGTCATCCTCAATATTCAGCTCTCTATGACAATCTAAGATCCTAAGGAACTCTAGATTCATCATCATGTGTTTATTGGTGAACATGGAGCAACCTCTGATTATGATTGGCCACCACTTAGGACTTGTGAACTCACATAGCATCAATGCAAATTTTGACACAAAGTGGCCTTGATTCCACTTCCTTGCATCATCTGAGGTTGCTGTGGTCCACACTGGGCCTTTACAATGTCGTCTGGCCCTCAGTCCATGGCTCTCAGGGATCTTCATTTTGTTGGCAGGGTTGCATAATGTGTCTGATGAAAAGAACCTCCCAATGCTTCTGGCAATAGCTTCCACAACACTTTGGACAATTCTCTCTTCTGCGCCCATCACATAAATCTCTCTGAGCCCTCCATGCTGTTGTTTCTTAAACAAGCAGATGTGCATTGCTCCTCTCTCCTCTATTCTGCTCATACAGGCCTCAAACTTTTCAATTGCAAGAGACTTTCCTTCAGCTGCAAACTCTGACATCTTCACGATTAATTTGTCCCTAGTATAGTTTTTGTCCTTAACATCCTTGTAAACATACCAGTCTTCATTAAAGTTACTGGTAGCCTTAAGTGTTGCAAGCCTCTCGAGGGTTATAGAGCTTAACTCTCGAATGATGTCCTGCTCAATCTGCTCCATCACATTCCTCCCATATATTCTCTCTAGAAATTGCTTTGCATGCTCCACAGCCTCCTTGAGGTAGCTTCTGCTAAATTCATGCATGGCAGGCTCTTCAGGATCCCCCCACCCGAGAAAGTCATCAGATTCAGGCTTTAAGTGCTCAAGTTCAATGATTTTCTTATACATGGCCGATAGGGCTGATGGCTCTGTTTCTTCCTCTTTATTCTTAAAGTAGCCATTGTAGCATGCGCTTATCAAAGGGTGGATCTCTCTGATCTCAGACCCCGATAGAGGGTTGAAGAGGCCAGACCAATTAATCTGACCTTCAAATCTCATGAGTCTGAAAGGAGACCTGGCGATTCTTCTCATGCTCAGCAAGCTCCTATGCAACAAGTACACCTGGAGCTCCGACCTTAGCTTTGTGGGTAGCTTAGCAATCATCTTGTGAGGCTTTGGCAGTTCTGGCTGAGAGACGAATCCTTCCATGACGATGTATCTCAGTAGAGTCTGCAACTCTTCTGTAGTTGCCTTATCTTCCAGTAAAGTGAGCAATGACAACTTTGTCATGTACAGAGCCTCTCTTAGTGAGGGGCTCTGAGGTTTCTCACTCACATTGCCTGACTCCCATGAGCAGAACCCGAAACTTTCCATCCAAAAAGTGAGGCTGGCTTCATACAGGGAGTTTGTTTTGCACAAGTTGGTGAGCTTGCTCAGTTTGTAAGACACAAAGTCTGTTATGAACATAGACCCAGCATCAATATAGTGCTTGAATATTGTAGAAGCATTCAGGTCCCTAATCCAATACTTCTTGTCCAGAGCAAAAGACACAAATATGTGGCTTTTGGAAGAAGTGGGTTTAATCAGCATGTACAGAGGAGAATTCAGGAGTCTCTTCACCACAAAAGAATTTGGCTTCACATGCTGTTTTACTGATGCCGACAACTCAGCTCCTATAAGGCTCACCATCTGTGTCCATGACCCAAGAGGTGATTGAAGTATCTTCTTATGATTTGCCAGGAATTCATTCTCCCCTTCATAGTGGGTGTATGTAGGTTGGTGAATCATCTGAGCATCTAATCTCAAGTCCATGTCCTCTAGTAATGGAGCATAAGCCTCCTCTAAAGGCTCAAAATCTGAGTAGTCTTGGCAGAGCAAAAATTGCTCTAAATCTGTTGTGTCGTGGTCAGGAGAGAAGATCAACTTACTACGGGTCCTGGAATCTACGACAGCTTGCAAGTTCCTATACTTCTTGCCATTGACCCCTAGGGTGGCGGCATACTCAGCTTCTTCCTGATTCAAGTCCACGCGCACCCTATGGTACCTACTCCTCTCATCATCCCGAGTGCGTTCCCCAGACATAGCGAAGTTCAACTCACTCTCAGGATCATCATCCATCCTTTCAATGACTTCCATGATGGCTGAAGTACACACTTTGGTCCAGATTGAGCACATTGGATGATCCCCCTCAGGCATCAGCTCCTTGAGAGGCATCAAACTCTTCCCCTCTGGACCCTCATAGAAGACCCAGGGTGGAATCTGGACTGTGGACTTATTATCTGATGTGCTGCGAAGATTTGGGCGTGACCTCAATTCTATTATCAATGCATCAATTGCGTAGTCACACTCTCTGCCGTTCATCTCAAGTCTCTCTGCAAGAGGCTTTCCATCTCCAATGAAGGATGAAGTGATTAAGTCCGCCTGGGCTTTTGCAATCACCTTCTCCAAGATGTCCTTTACGTACTCCTGATTTGGAGGATTAGATCTGAACTTGTCAAACATGGCTTTCTTAAAGTTTGGAAACATTCTTTCAGTCTTGGACCAATCCATCCCAATTGATGCCACGATACCCATCATCTCTCGCTCAAGCTTGGTTGCCTCTTCGTCTGCCATTCTATATTCAGGACACACCACCTGGATGTCAGCCTCAATGGCTTCTGCGAGTCTCATCCTGTAACATAACTCATCAACATCTTCTTTACTCATGATCATGTTGGTCCACACACCACCTCTGTGTACTGCAATAGCATACAGCCCAACATTCCTCCCTACGCTGCGGTTTCTACATGCCTGCTCATATTTTGCAATCTTTAGAGATGCTGCTCCTCTTGCCCCCTCCTCTCTCCCTCTAAAAGTGGTGAACTCAACTACATGGTAGCTGCCAGCAGTTGATTGAATTATGACATCAGGGGTCAGGTCGTCAAAACCATCATTTATGACCGGGAACTTCGAGGAGAAGGGCTGATCTGTTGATGATGATAGATGACCGAAGGTGAAGTTGTGGATGAAGTTTGGTATTGAAGTTGCTTTCACATCTACATTGGGCATTAGTGATGAGCCTACTGTAGAGCTTGAATCCAGCTGATCCAGAGACAAGTCAATAAGTATCCCCTCAAGAGACCTGCGCACGAAGAAATCAGGAATAGGAAGATGTAAAGTCTCATCATCGTAGTGCATTAGAGCTCCGCTTGAAAAACCCTGACGTAGATGGGCTTGTTTCGCTAGTAGTTCATTCATCGTTTTGGCGCCTTTGTGT